ATTTGATGTAGTATAAAGAAACAAACTTAAAATATTATTTGATTCATAAAATCCTAAATAGACTTTTCCAGTTATTTGTGTTGTAGTTGATAAAAGTGTAGTATCAGCTTTTTTAGTTCCAAGAAATTTTAAACGGAGATCCCATAAAGGGACTGGTAGGTCAAGCAATTACAGACCATGTTGTTAGATTTGATATAACTATGGAATCTGATGACTATGAATTATATCCTCCAGTTTTACAGTATTTTAATCTTAATGTATTTAATTCGGTAAACTCTTCTATCGAAATGAGATCAGATATTGGTACTCAAAATATTACCATAACACCTAAGTCTGGAAAAGATTTATATTTGCCAGAAGTAAAAAAGACACCATCTATGTACTATGGTAATACCACTGGACTAAAGGTTGGTGATCAATATGGAATTTATGTATGGGAGTTACCAAATGGAACTCACTTTCAAGATGATCAGGGCAATACTTTAAATGTTCCTGCTCGCAAATATGATATTACAAAGATGAAACAATTAGCAGATGCTGCATCATACTGGGGAAAGCCAGAAGGAAAAGCAGTATTTATGCCAGGAGTTGGTAGAGCATCTGAAACACAGTCCAGAGAAGACATTGACAGAATGGCTGAAGGACTAACACCTTACGGTGATACAGATAACTGGAAAGAGGTATTCCATAATGCAAGAAATGCATGAAATTAACGGTAGAGATATCGGAATGGACAGCGTTGCTAAGTCCAACTCTTTAATTGGAAACAATGAAGTAGATGATTTTGCAAAGAATCCAAACGAGCTTATGAAGCTATCTGGATTAGGTCACAATTTTAAAAGAAATGCTAAAAGAAAACTTGAAAAAGCAGATCAAAACTCTTTAAATGGTGATGATTCAGAATCCAAGCAGCTTGTACCAGATAAGTACGGGTATGGTCTTTTTGATGTTGTTGAGCCACCATATAACTTAATTTCACTTTCTAAAATTTATGAAGTTTCTGCTGCAAACTTTGCTGCAATTAATGCAAAGGTAGCAAACATTGTTGGTCTAGGTTATAGTTTAGATCCAACACTTCAAGTATTACAGATGCTTGAAGAAACAACGGACTCAGATCAACTTGCTAGAAAAAGACGTAAGCTTGATAGAACAAAACTTGAAATAGAAGAATGGTTAGAATCAAGAAATGATGAAGAATTTCTGTATTTGCAAATGGACTAATTGTTTCTCCTCCAAATGATATAGATGAAGACATTATTGGTAGTTCCAGGCTTGTATCAGATTCTATGTATTGATTTGATGTAGTATAAAGAAACAAACTTAAAATATTATTTGATTCATAAAATCCTAAATAGACTTTTCCAGTTATTTGTGTTGTAGTTGATAAAAGTGTAGTATCAGCTTTTTTAGTTCCATTTACATATTCTGTTGAGTAATAAATCTTATAATCTGGTCCAATTTTTTCAGCGTATACAGATAGACCAGCATTTGTTAATGAATCTATTTTAAATAGTAATTGCTTTGTTGTCCAGGTAGCACCTGTAAAATCAAGTTTAGATATCATGCCATTTGGAAAAGAACTAACCTTATCTGAAATGTATAAAGATGTTCCATGTGGGAAGGATATTTCCCCATCAGTAATTCCATACATTGTTTCATAACTAACATCTGAAAAAGTAACATGTTCTATTGTTGAATAATTATTTGTTGTTAAGTATCCGTCTTTTTGAATTTCTAAAGTGTTATTTTCAATTACTAAATTGTTAGACCAAGAAGATTGGCTATTGTAAGACAGGGAATAAAATTTAGATGTGTTTTCCATATGCATTGAGTACATAGTTCCAGCTTTTGCTGATATTGCAAATCTAGAAACATCATATCCTACACCGTAAATAAAATGTCTTTTAGCTATGGTAGGGTTAAATGGGTAACTATAAATTGCAATACTATCTACATAAATCCCTAAAGATAAGCTTCCAAAAAAATCAAAATACTCGTCAGCAGAACTGTATGTTTTTGTAAAGTATTTTAAATTTGATATTGGAACTGAAGACTGAACACCATTTACAAAAAGACTGATACCTCTTGGAGTATAAGTCATTGCAATGTGAAGTGGCTTATTAAAAGTATCTACTGGTAATGAAGCTGCTATTGTATCTTGATCACCAACTCTAAAAATTAAATAATTATCCTTAATATAAAGACCAGTAGCACTGTTTGGTTTTCTAAGAATTACTCTTTCATCTTTTACAGAGTTTGTTATTTTAAGCCAGAATTCTAAGGTTGATGCGTACTGCCTATTTGCAGAAGACATCTTATCTAAAGATGGAATCCTTAGAGAAGGGATATTGTTTCCTATTAGCTTTATACATTGTCCACCACCATAAACTAGGGGTACTTTAATCCTTTTTACATTTGCACCACTAGATCCTAAATAGGTTCCGTTATATGAGTCTCCTAATAAAAATCCATCATTTTGTGCAGAGGTTCCACTAGTTTCACTTAAGCTCCATACAGAGACAGGTGAATCTTGTAAAATTAAATCAGTATAAGACATAGGGACCTCTTATACATTATACCGCTTTAACGGTACCAAAATCACTTATTTCACAGGATCCAGCAACACAGGCTAAATCTTGAACACTTGTTGTTGCATCAAAAGTCTCATAAATCTCTAACCATTTCCAGTCAAGATCTGCAGGAGTTTCTGACAAAAGAACTTCATATTCTTCTTTTGTAATTTCTTGATAAGGAGCCTGTTGATAAGTATGCTCTGAGTAAGGTAAGAAAGATACCCCTGACATTTCATCAATATGCTCATAAACCCAAGCACCAACTGCCATCCATTCGTTTTCTTTTACAGATACTGTAATTGAAGGCTTGTGTTCTGCCCAATGGCGTTGGTATGTAAGCCAAATATCTAGATGTTGTACTGCAGTTAAATCTTGTCTAAGCTTTGCACCCTCTGGAGCAGCAATTGGAAAAGTGAATACCATAGTATCGTTTGGCTTCATTACATCTGGTTCATGCTTTACACCCATATCAACAAGAAAGGATGTGATTGGATCTTTCATGTCTCCACGAATTGTACGAGCATAATATTGTGAATGCCAAGGATGCATTCCTGATGAGGCATTAACTAGTTGTGAAACTGTTCCAGATGGCTTTACACATGTAATAGCTGTTGCTTGGTTAATTCCAATTTTCTCTGACCATTCTTTGTTTATAACAACAGAACATTCTCTTAATTCATCTAACCATGCTGATAGCAGATCTACACCCTGAGATCCATTAAGGACTGGGTGAGATAATTGACCCGTAAGAGAAAGACCTAATAATCTTTCTTCCTCAGAGTTCTTTTGCCAAATTTTACGAAGATATTTAAATCTAGTAAATGTTGATTGAATGGTTCCAAGAATTGCAGCAAGTTCTACCTTTGCCTTAAGTTCCTCAAGAGTATCTGTATCACGAACAATAACTTCTGTAAGGTTACAGAACTGATTTGGTCTTAAGATAATTTCTGAACATGGGTTAGTTCCAAAATCAACTGTATGATCTCTTCTACCATTTTTTGATGCAACTCTTTGTGCAGCTTCACGACTAAATATTCCACGTTCTCCAGACTTTGAATCATACAAAGCCTTCCACTCATCCATAAATACTTCCATTGTTGGACGAGTGTTATAAACTGCTGAGTTGTTGGCAAGTGCTCTTTGACCGCTATACTCCCACCAGGAGCCAGACTTGGCTGCAGCCATGTTTCGGTCTTCCAAGTCTGATAACGAGATCATCGCTGAACGGCGAACACCGCCAACAACAACTACTTCTGCAATCTTACACATTAAGTCGTGTGCTTCAAGTGGAGTTAACTTTCTACCTGCTGCATTCTTAATAAGAGAGACAGAAAATTTAAATAAACGATCTAGTGGAACTGGAGTTGGATACTCTGTTGAGTCCCGTTATGTAAATCAACTACCAGAAATTTCTGAACATTTTGAAAACACAGACACAACAATTGTTGTAGAAGATTCTAAGGCTGGTTGGGCACGTTCATTAAAAGAACTACTTGCACTTTTATGGCAAGGTCAAGTCCCATCTTGGGATATGTCTCAGGTTCGTCCTGCAGGTGCTCGTCTAAAAACATTTGGTGGTCGTGCATCTGGTCCAGATCCACTAGATCGTTTATTTAAATTTTCTGTCTCTCTTATTAAGAATGCAGCAGGTAGAAAGTTAACTCCACTTGAAGCACACTC